GTCATTAACTAATTGGAGAAAATCCTTATCAGTTGACATTATCACCGCTTGTTCATCTTCTTTAAGAATTTGTGTTGCGATATAAGCCATTACATCATCGGCTTCTACACCATCATAAATCATAGTAGTTAGAGGAAGACCGTGTAACATTTCGTTTAACCAAACGAATTGCCTTTTCATAGATTCTCTTTCATCTTCATCGTTCATCAAATCAGCGTACTGACGATTCACTCTAAGTTTGTTTGAATCTCGTTGAGCTTTATATCCACCAAACGCCTTCTTTCTTCTTTGGGAGCCACCTTTCCCATCAAATACTACAACAACACGAGTCGGTTGAGTTTGTCTTATTGCATATCCAATAGATTTGAGAGCACCTGTTACACCACCAACATGGTCGCCATCATCATTCATTGTAGGAATGGATGACCAGCATCTGATAAATGTATTTAACCCATCGATAATTAAAACTCTATCGTTTTGTTTTCTATCGATATTTTGGTCACGGTCTCTTTCAACCGAATCTAGTATGTTTTTGTAGAGTTCTTTCATAATACTTCTTTTATATCTTCTGCAAAGTAATCTTCAAGTGTGTTCAATCTATCATCTGCATCTACCAACATTGTTAATGCCTCTTCAGCATTTTTGTAGAAATCTTCAGTAGAGTGGTCACCAATACCAACTGCTTCGTTTCCAAGAAGTTCTAGTGAAAGTAGTGCCTTGGATTTATCTGCTTCGGCACTTTTTTTCAACATTTCATATAAAAATTTATTCATATTACTTAAATTTATTCTGTGCTACCTTCTACATCAAGTTCCATTGAATCAATATCAAGTGTATCTGATTTATATTGTAAGATAGATTCTTCACAAATCTTTTTGTAGATTTGTTCTCGAACATCTTCTCTATCTTCCATCAAACCAATAAATTCTTTTGATTGGAATTTAATCTCTTCACCTGTATCGGTATCAACATAAGTGTACCAGGCACCAGCTTGTTTTACTAATTTATTCTGTTTCATAACACCCAACCACGAACCGTAGTTGTCAATTCCTCTGTCAAAGTAAATTTCAAAATCTGCCGCTCTTAGAGGTGGCCCCATTCTGTTTTTAATTACTTGACAACGAACCTTCATCCCAACAACCTTATCTTGGCCGTTTACCTTTTGTTTGATTTGTCCCATATTCTTCAATCTCAATCTTACAGAGGCATGGAAAGCAAGAGCTTTTCCACCTGAAGTTGTCCATGGGTCACCAAACATAGCATTCATTTTTTGTCTTAACTGATTTGTAAATACCAAAGAGATTTTCTGTCTACCAATCATATTGGTAATCTTTCTCATCGCCTTTGATATGATAATTGCTTTATCAGTAGCATATCCATCTTTGTTGTAATCTGCTGCTAATTCATTCTTAGTTGAAGCAGCTGCAACTGAATCTACTACGATAGTAACCAATTTATCTTTATCAGTTTGTCTAACTTTTTCAATGATTGTTTCAGTAAAATCAAAAATTTGTTCAACTGAATCCGCCGATACATAGAGAAGTTTAGAAACGTCAACACCGATTGCTTCTAAAAATTCTCTACTTACCGCAGTTTCTGTATCAATAAGAACAGCAACTCCACCTTGTTTTTGGGTTTCCGCTAACAAGTGAGCCGATAGTAATGATTTACCACTCTGTTCTAAACCTGTAACTTCTGTAATTCTACCAACAGGTAATCCACCATAAGGGCGATTGGAAATGGCCACATCCAACATAGCTGCTCCAGTCGAAATCCAACCTTGAACATTTGTTGGTGCTTCATCTGAGTCCAAAAAGAAAGCAACTTTTTGGTCTTTCGAATTTTTGTTTAGCTCACCCGCCAGGATGTCCGCTAAATCCATTTCTTTTTTCGCCATTTAGTAAATATTAGTTGTTAAATAAATCATCAAAAGCTGCAGCTACATCATCAGTTTTTGTTGAAGTTGATGTTGTAGCAGGTTGAGGAGTTGATTTTACCTCAGTAGTTGTTTGAGTTGAAGTTGAAAGAGATTCTTGTGAAACTGATTCTTCACCACTTTCTTCGTTAGTTGGGTTTAACCAACCTTCCAACACTCCTTTTAATTCATCATAAGATAATTCTGAATATAAATCAGTAATCTCAGTTTGTGATTCTAAAAAGTTTGTTGCTCTTGATTCATCTTCACTCAAAGGTGCAGTAGATGGTTTTACCCGAATAGTAGTAGTAGGATATGAAGTACCAGCTTCTTCTGCTGATTTGTACTCGATTGTTAAATCTCTACCACTTGTTGGGTCGGTGATATCACCATAATCAGGGTCAGCAATGTAACCAAGAATTTCTTGATATACAGTTTTACCAAATCCCCAAAATCTTACTCCTTCACCTTCTTCACCTCTAACGATAACAGGTACGAAAGTTCTTAACTTTGGTTCCATAGCTTTTGCAGCTTTCCAATCATCTTTATCACCCATTCTTTTTAGTTTATCCGCAAACTCTACAATAGGGTCAGGTCTACCAAAAGATTGTGGTGAAAGATAAGTTTTGTTGTTAATGTTGTAGTGAAAATAAAGTTCAATGAAAGGATTATCTGGGTTGAACTTATAGGGAACTATTCTTACTTGATGTTTCCCTGGTGTTGGTTTCCACAAAGCATCTGTTTTTCTTTGTGTGTTTTGTAGTTTGTTCAGTCTACCTCTGATTGCGTTAATGTCTAAAGCCATAATTTTACCTCTTTAAATGTTAATAATTAATTGTTTTATC